TGCAAGCGCGCCGGCAAGTGCCTAGCGAAGAAGTACAAGTGATGGATCAGAAGCGCTATAAAGATTTCAAGGACATGTTTGACGGCGGCGGCGCAGGTCAGATGGGTGATACGTTTCAGGGCGGCGGGTTGTTCTCCCTGATCGCCAATATGGTTGCAGATCCGTATGGCTCAAAAGACCCTGAGCGCCGCAAGGAGCGCATGAAAGCGCTTGGCCTGTTGGACACTAACATGGACATGTCAAAGCCTCCTGCAGCGCCTGTGGCGGAGCCTGTGGTGCCGCCTAAGCCATTAACCTATGGGCCTCAAAATGGACGCGGTGGCAATCGCGGTGTTTCTCCTGAAGAACGCTTAATGCAAATGCCAGTGGCACCTATGTCGGCAGAAGATCGCTTGATGCAGCAATCATTGATGGCAAATCCACTCTACGCACAAGCCGCCGCCGAGTTGGGGATGGGGCTTGATCCATTTGGATACCCACAATCACCAACTATATCACAAGCCCCATTGCAAAGTGGAAAAAATCAAATTAATTCGTCAATGGTTAATGCCCCTCAGTCATCAATGGTTGATAATGCAGTTCCGCGTGGCGTGTCGGGCGCTGTTCCAAATAATTATGCAGAAGGTGTGTTTGGTGTTGGTGGCAATAATACTGCCCCAACAGTACAACAAAATGATCGCCTAGTTAGATTTAATTATTTAACGTCAACAATTCCTGCTCAATTAATGGGAACTCAAGCCGCACAAGTATATGCCGATGCTGTAATGAATGGTCGAACAAATTTACCATTTAAAGATTTTTTTGGTCAGAATTTTAGGTAATAATATGTTTGTTATATATTTTTCAAATAAGGTAAGATGATAATGGCTAAAGATCCCCGATTGTCCCGCGTTGGCGTGTCTGGGTATAATAAACCCAAGCGCACACCGAGCCACAAAACCAAGTCGCACGTTGTGGTGGCGAAGGACGGGGATCAGGTTAAGACGATCCGCTTTGGTCAGCAGGGTGTTAAGGGATCGCCTGACGGATCTAAGCGAAACGAGGCGTTCAAAGCGCGCCATGCAAAGAATATCGCCAAGGGCAAAATGTCTGCGGCATATTGGGCTGACCGCACCAAATGGGAAATGTCATGGAAGTGATAAAACTTGATAATGGTAGATTTGCAAAGGACTGCCCGTCATGCGGCGTCCAGCAAACATACCTGCGCAAGTGGTACGCTGAGTCATCTTTGCGTGAGGGGAAGTTTTGCAAGTCTTGTTCAAACAGAATAACTGAAAATTGCCATAGAGGTTGGTATCGCGGAATTAGAATTTCATGGTTTAGAAAGTTCGAAATTGGCGCAAATCTGCGTGGTATAGATTTTGAAATAACCATGGATGACGTTGCTGATATTATGGATGCACAAGGCGGTGAATGTGCATTGACCGGGTGGTGCATTGATTTTCCGGAAACAGGTCATCCGTATAAAGCTGACGCTTCAATTGACAGGATTGACAGCCAGTTTGGTTACTTAAAAGAAAATATACAGCTCGTTCATAAGATGGTAAACATGTGCAAGCAAAAGTATGAGCAAGATGAATTTTTGCGTATGTGCAAGGCTGTGGCTGACAAGGTGAAGTGGTAATGGCAAACATCTGGGATTTCTTTAGCCAAGACGCAGGGCAGCGCCGTCGCCGCGCCCTAGATGAATTTGTGTCTGGCGTTGAGAAGTTTATCCCACCAAACCTGCGCCCGGCTGCAGGCGCTGTTGCCCAGATGAACCCAATTCAAGGTATGCAGGATGCAATGCAGGCCGGCGGCGTTGTGTTTGATCCAGAACAGACGGCAGAGGCGCGCAAGCGTGCTGCGTTAGACATGGGCATTGAGATGGCGATGGCCTTGACGCCTGCAGCACTTGCAGCGCGCGGATATCTTACGCCTGTTCAGGGTGTGATGGAGGGCTTGCTTGGTGGGTCTCCTGCGCAGCAGCAGATTGCCGAGGATTTTGGCCGTTTGTCCGCAGATGTGCAGGGCGTTGGACGATCAATCGCGCAAGGCGACATGGATATGCTCGGCGAGGTGTTCCAGCGCGCTCGTGAGCCAAAGTCTGTAGGGGCAGGCGCAACCAAAGAAATGCTAGATCCGCAGCGTTTGTCTAAAATCAAAATGCCGTCGCACGTTTCAGAAATTGAGTACAAAGCGACGCCGACTGGAGATCTCCAGCAAAGTAAAACAATTAGCATTGATGACCTTCAGGGCACGACGCTAATCCCCGCATATGGGGATCGTACATATGGCGGAGCAATGCTAGAAGAAATTGGTGGGACAAAGCTAAACACACCAGTTGAAATGCAAGGTGGCCATGACTTTATGCGTGATCAGCGCACTGGTTTATGGGCATCCGAAGCAAGAGCGATGACGCCAAAGGCTGAATTTATTGATAAGATTATTGAGGAGGGCGAAGACCCCAGAATGGTTTACACCGCAATGGGTGGCCAATCTGCAGACTTCTCGCATCACATGGCCGATGCCACAATGGGATTGATCGAGCAATCCAAGATTACGAAAAAATCAGCAAAAGAATACGATAATTTTGTTCGTGACAAGTTAGACCCAAATTGGCCGGGCATACTTGATCCAAAAGCGCGTGACTATCTCCACAATAACATGACTGGCACGCTCCGCCGTGAACTTTGGCAGGAAATGGACAAGGACAAGTGGAAGAAAATGGGCTTCCCACACCTTGGGCTTGCTAGAGTTGCGATAACAGACCCAAAACTGCTTACCGTTGACCCGTTTAGCGCAGGGCTGTCAATTGGCAGGCCAACTGGCGGCGGGTTGTTGGATCTTGAAAATAAAATGCCCCACAAATCATATGACACGCAAATTGGCGGGGAATATCTTGGTGGATTACTTGACCAAGTCCCGGGTAATTTGATTTTTAGGGACTTTTTCAAGACCCGCCGAGATGCTGGCATCCCAACATCTGGAGATCAGCGCTCGTTCATGATGTCGCCATACACAAAGCAACTTGTTGACCAGCAAATGGTTGATGAAGTTAATCAGTATCTTGATTATTCCCGAGGCCGTATGTGATGAATTTCCCGGCCTTAAAATTATCAAGCATCATTGAAAATCTTTCGAGTTCTATTTCCGCTTCGGCGGGAATATTGCCATTTGAACAAATTGCGCAAATACGCCATAATTCGTCTAGCAGTGCTTCCTTGTTGGTATCCATAAAAAGTCCTCCATTCTGCAGATATAAGGCACAGTCAGGGGTAAATCAATGCCAATAACAACATACGCAGAGCTGAAAAGCTCAATAACAGACTTTCTCAATCGCGATGACCTAGACACGGTTGCCGCAGATTTTATTGCATTGGCAGAGGCTGACATGCAGCGTGGCCTGCGTCACTGGCGCATGGAAAAGCGCAGCACCGCAGAGATCGACACGCAATACAGCGCAATTCCCGCTGACTTCTTGGAGGTCATTCGGTTTTACATCACGTCAAACGACACGCGGCCACTTGAGTTAATCAGCCAAGCTGAATTGTTGGATCGCAAGTATCGCAATTTGAATACATCTGGAAAGCCTGCGTACTACGCGATCACTGCAGGCGAGATTGAGGTCTATCCTGTGCCAGACGGGACATACACGGCGGAGCTTTATTATTATAGAACAATCCCCGCGCTGTCTGACAGCAATACATCAAATTGGCTGCTGCAATACTATCCAGATGCGTATTTGTATGGCGCACTGATCCACTCAGCCCCATATTTGAAAGACGATGCGCGCATCCAGACTTTTGCCGCTTTGTATCAGAATGCAATATCTGCTATAAATGCAGAAAGCGAAGCAACGAAGTTCGGCGGATCTGGCCGACGCATGAAAATTAGGAGCTATTAATGAGCCTTAGCAACACATTCGAGACACGCGTATTGACATGGCTTTTGACTGGCGATGCCGTTACGCGTCCATCATCATTTTACGTCGCGCTATTCACATCAAACCCTGATGAGGATGCGTCTGGCACAGAGGTAAGCACATCTGGCACAGCATATGCGCGCCAAAGCGTTGCATTCACTGTATCGGGCAACACAGCGTCAAACTCTGCCGCGATTGAGTTCCCCACGGCCACAGCGTCGTATGGCACAGTCACACACATCGGTGTTTTTGATGCGTCAACTGCAGGTAACTTGATTGCATATGCCGCGCTTAGCACAAGCAAGGCAATTGACACAGGCGATGTGTTGCGCCTACCTGCAAATGATCTTGATATAACAATGGATTAACCAAGTGGCTGACGTAACGTACCGCAGCGCTTACGGCAAAGGCTTATATGGCATTGAGGCGTATGGCGTAAGCGGTGCGTTTATAGAGGGTCAGGCCATTGTCATTGGCGTCACATCGACAGCATCCGCCGTGCTGCGTGTGCGCCTTGCCGCGTCCATCGTTGCGTCTAGCTCAAGCAATGCCTCCGCCGCGCAGCGTGTGCGCGAGATTAGCGCAACATCTAGCATTTCTGCGTCTGCTGCAGGTTCAGCCCAGCGCGTCCGTGAGGGTGACGCCGCAGCAACATCCAGCGCAACTGGTGCAGTATCTGCGGAACGTGTGCGCGAGCAGAGCGCGGCAGTCAGCATTGCCGCAAGCAATACAGGCGCAATAGAGCGTGTAAGACTTGGATCTGTAGCGGTTGCGTCAAGTGCAACTGTTGCAGCAAATGCTGTGACGGTCGTCAGCATTACGCCAAGCGTGTCAATTGTTACAACAAATGTTGCAACAGTAAACCGCGTTCAGTTTAGCAGTGCTGCAATTAGTGCTGCTATTAGTACGCTTTGCAATGCGATTGAAAAGTGGGAACCAGAGGCTAGTACAGCCGAAGTGTGGACAGATGTTGATCCCGCAGCAGAAATATGGCAAGATGCAAATCAAGCAGCCGAGGTCTGGTCTGCCGTTTCCCCTGACAATTCGGAATGGACAACAGCCTCAGCAGCAAGTGAAACTTGGGCTGACGCCGCGTAAGGCTAACGCCGCATAAGGCTGACGCCGCATAGGAGATAGAGATGCCAACAAATACAACGACATACAGCTTTCAGAAACCAGTTGTCGGCGCAGACGAAGATAGCTGGGGCGGATACTTAAATTCCAACTGGGACAAAGTTGATGATTTATTTGATGGCACAAGTGCTATCACTGGCATTGATATTAATTCAGGTACAATCGACGGAACAGTGATCGGCGGTAGTTCTGCTGCTGCTATTACAGGTACGACAATCACAGGTACGTCATTTGTATCGTCTGGCGATATGACCTTCGGCGACAGCGACAAGGCGATCTTCGGTGCTGGGTCTGATTTGCAGATTTACCATGATGGGTTTAATAGTTATATTGTTGATAATGGCACTGGTGATCTACATCTAAGCGCAGCAAATTTTTACATTACAAATCCAGCAAATACAGAAAACCACTTGTCTGCAATTAACAATGGTGCAGTAACACTTTACTACGACAACGCCGCCAAACTCGCCACCACCGCCACTGGGGTAGACATCACGGGTACTTTGACCAGCGATGGGCTGACTGTGGATGGTAGTGGTACTGCACAAATAACGTCTACCTCTGGTACAACTCTTGAGTTAATTCGGTCAGGTAGTGCTGGTCAGATTTCTTCGTTGATTATGAAGGATGGTGGCAATGTCCAAAACCGTATCAACAGTTCTGGTGGGGCATTGGAGTTTGAATATGGTGCATCTAACCTTAATGCACTAAAGATCGACAATAACGGCGACATCAGCTTCTACGAGGACACAGGCACCACGCCAAAGTTCTTCTGGGATGCGAGTGCTGAGGCACTTAGTGTTGGAAGCACAACAAATAACTCAGGCGCAATAAGTGCAACTATAGGCACAGGGAATTACGCTTACAGAATGTATCGCACAGATGGTCAAGAAATTGGCGGTCTTTACAATGCAACTAACGGTGCAGGGTTATTTTTAAAAGACAGCAGTGGCAACTCTGACGTTTTTTTGTCTAGCTACGGAGACAGTTATTTTCTCGCAGGAAATGTTGGCATTGGGACGAGTTCGCCAGCAGCAAAACTTGATGTAGCAGAAACAGATAGTGTTACATATTCATCATCTGCTGTGCAGGGTGATTTAATCATATCTCGTAAAAACTCTTCCAATACTTCCAATCAAACGGTTGGCATTGAATTTGACGTCACTGGATGGTCTGGCACTACAACGGGCGTTGCTGGTATTTCAGCTATTCAGACTGGAGGAAACGCAAGTAGTGCTGCTCTAGCGTTTCAAACGAGAAATTCTGGCACTATCGCAGAACGCATGCGCATCGACAGCAGCGGAAATGTTGGCATTGGGACGAGTTCGCCAGCTTATGCTTTGCACGTTTCTGGTACAAACCCATCTATGGTTGTGGAAAGCGCAAATACTAGTGGTTCTTTTATTCAGTTCCGCAACACAGGAAGTCCGTCTGGCATTAACAGAGTGGGTTATGCTGCTAATTCTTTTGTCGTAGACACCAACGGCTCAGAAGCCATGCGCATCGACAGCAGCGGACAGGTTGGCATTGGGACGAGTTCGCCAACTACTATTTTAGAAGTAAAGAAAACTTCATCAAGTCCATCTATTTCTATAACAGGCCCAAACACTGGCTCGTCAACATTAAATCTTGGTGATGCTGACGATATTAACATACAGCGTATTATTAGTGACCACACAAATGACTCACTTCAAATACACACCAACAACGCAGAACGCATGCGCATCTCCAGCAGCGGTAATGTTGGCATTGGGACGAGTTCGCCCAGTACAAAACTTCATGTAAAATCTACTAATACAGGTTCAGAAGCATTAGCAACATTTGATAGGTCTGATGGTGCTGTATCTTCTCAAATTTATTATGACGGTTCTGATGGAGCTATATCTTTTGGTACAACCACTAACCATCCAGTAGCTTTTGATACTAACAACACAGAACGCATGCGCATCGATAGCAGCGGTAACTTGCTGGTGGGCAAGACGAGTGCATCATTTTCAACAGCGGGGCATGAATTAAGAGCGGGTGCAGCCGCAATATTTGTTCGTGATGGCAATGATGCTTTATCTCTTAATCGCTTAAACTCAGATGGCGATATAGCGAAGTTTAGCAAAGACGGCGCCACTGTGGGGAGTATTGGGACTTACGGTGGCGCTATTTATATCGCCTCTCCAGACGGAACAGACGCAGGCCTTCGTATAGGCAATAGCTATATTGCTCCAGTTACAACAACTGGTGCATTGAGAGATAATGCTATTGACGTTGGCTATCCTTCAGGACGCTTCGACGACATCTACGCCACCAACGGCACAATCCAAACATCTGACCGCAATGAAAAGCAGGACATCGACGTTTTGTCTGATGCAGAGCAACGTGTAGCCGTAGCCGCCAAAGGTCTACTACGCAAATTCCGCTGGAAAGATGCTGTAGCTGAAAAAGGTGACGATGCTCGTATCCACTTTGGTATCATCGCACAAGACCTACAAGCTGCATTTGCGGCTGAAGGTTTAGACGCTGGTGACTACGCCATGTTCATTCACACTACTTGGACTGACGAAGAAACTGGCGAAGAAAAATCACGCATGGGTGTTCGCTACAGTGAACTTCTAGCGTTCATCATTGCAGCTATTTAAGGAGAAACCATCATGGCTACATGGACAATCGCAAACCTAGAACGTAACACTGCTGATGGTGGCGTTACAGTCGCACACTGGCGTTGCACAGCAGTAGACGGTGACCACAGCGCATCTGCTTATGGCACAGTAGGCTTTACCCCTGACCCAACAGCAGAGGGCTTTGTGCCTTACGAAAACCTGACCGAAGCTGACGTATTAGCTTGGGTTCACGGCAGCGTCGATAAGGACGCAACTGAAGCTGCATTGACTTCAAAGATTGATGCAGAGAAAAACCCAACTACTGAGGCTGGGTTGCCTTGGTAAAACCCTAAAGGAGATCAACATGAGCGGTGAAGAACAAAAGCCAATCATTACAATCGACGACAAAGAATACACACCAGACCAACTGAGCGATGAAGCCAAGAAGTGCATCAATCACATTAATAGCTTGGATCAGAAAATCCGCAACGCGGAGTTTAGCCTATATCAGATGCATGTTGGACGTGAGGCATTCATAAACATGCTAAAGGCAACACTGCCAGAGGCGGAATAATTATTCCAAAAGCTAAGCACTTGGCCACTCTCGCAGTGGCCTTTTGCATATTTGGCGCAATGTGTTATATTGCGAGAAACGCGTTACATACGAGGCGGCAATGGCCCTAATTGATCTAAATATCCCTGCGGGTGTCTATCGTAATGGCA